AATATAGTCTAAAATAACCATATCAATTTTTATCCCTTCAGCAACCATCTTTCTTATTTGATTTTTAATCTGATTCATAGTCACAGTATCAGAAGGTAATTTTTTCAATATCAATTTGTTTTTTCTAGATGATTGAAGTTCTTTTACTTTTTCTGTTACCTCTTTTCTATTTTCAGAAAGATCGTCAGGGTGTATTCCTGTCCAAAGTGTAAAGTGTTTTCTTTGGATAATTTTTGGGTTGTCTTCAAAAAATATCTGAAGAACATTATACCCTAAGTTAAATGCGTGGTTAGCAATCTTTGTTGTGAACGTGGATTTACCAACACCGGTTGGTGCTAAAATAACACCGATTTCACCTTTAGCGAGACCACCTTTTAGTAGGTTGTCAATACCAGGTACACCAATTGGAATTGGGTGTCTATAATCCTCATCCAATACCTCATCAAGGTTAAAAAATACATCAGTAGTTCCCTTATCTACTTCACCAACTTGAAGTGCTCCCCTTACCATTTCTTCTAACTTATCATAACTCTCGAAATCACCTTTATCGATGATTGATTGAGCCTTGGTCATTACTTTTTGGAGTTCTTGTTGTTTACAGAATTTAAGAGACTTTTCTTGAACAAATATTGAACCCTCGTCTGAAACGTTCTTAACCTGATCTAATGTGTCTAAAATGCTCTTTTGAGCCATCGGTGAACTGATTTCTGACTTAGTCAATTGTTCAAGGGTATCAAATGTCGGTGTATGCTCATATTTTGAATAATATTCTTTGATCATTTGACAAATAATCTTAAAATATTGGTTATCAAAATAATGAGGATCAATAACTTGAATGATGGAATTAGAGAAATCTTTGTAAGTAATTATGTTGTTTAGTAATTGAATTTGAAAAGTATTTCCTAAGTATCCGAAGTTTTTTTTGTCTGACATAATGTTTAGATTTTGTTCCTTGTTTTAGATAAATATAGTTAAGCGAACGAATAATTAAGATAGTTGTAAGATAAATTTTTGTCTGATAAAATGTCAGTCAATTCTCTTAAAATGTTTTTTATGTCTGGTCGTATATCCAGCGTATATCTTACCTTTGGTGGGTACAATTTCGCATCAATTACCCTATGACAAATTGTCTTATTTCCGACCTTTAAAATAATATTAAATACTTCGGGTCCGTCTGTGTTTGATGTTTCTAAAACGCTTGAGTCTTCTTCAATTTGGTATCTGTTGTCTAACATATAAACCATACACTTGTTTTTTAATTTTGTTTGAAGTGACTCAGATAGATACTTAATGTAGTCATACAAATCAACTGATTTTTCAGCCTTTTCTACATACCCTTTTACATTAAAGAATCTTTGAACCACAAAATTGTTGTTAAGTGTAATTAGAAACTCAACCTTTGTTACATCATTCTGCTCTTTCATAATTTTACTTTTTTGTTTTAAACTTTGTTTTTTCTTTTCTTGTTAACTTTAAAAATGGTTTTAAAAAATATACCCACTGTTCATCCGCTTTTGGTAGGTATTTAAATAATCCATCGTCCATCATCATCCGAATTAAGTTTTTATACCCTCTTCCGTCAGGATCCAATGACTCAGAGTAATATAATTCAACTAATTCTTTTCCTTCTTCACTAATAAGTGGTTCCGATAAATCCACAATCTTTTTATTGATTTCAAAAAACTCGTCACCAAAAATACCTTCTTTTGTTTTACCTGTTAATAGGTTTTTTAAGACGGTATTATCTTTTTGTTCTTTTAGTAATTTTTCACTTTTTTGTAAAATATCCGAAAAACTAACCTCTTTATCAAGTATCTCAGGAAATAGTTTGATTAATGTTTTTTCACCTAAGTAATAGATACCATCTATATTATCCGATTTATCACCAGATAATATCTTATATGTTTTAACATTGTAGTGGGGAATCTCTATTTCATGTATTTTGATTTTATCTCCATTCTTATAATACTTTTTGGTATTAGGTGAATAAAGGGTTACGTCTTCCGAGATAAGTTGTGTGAGGTCTCTATCACCACTAAAAATGGTTTTAGATTCGTCTTTAGCTATTTTACAATAATAGGCGATTAGGTCGTCCGCTTCAGAATTTTCAAATTCAATTTGTCTAACAAACATTTCCTCCAAGTATTGTTTTACTCTTTGTTTTTGTTTTCCAAATGATTCTTCTTTGAAGTCATCTGTTACGCCTTTTCGGTTAAGTTTGTATTTTGGGTAGAGTAATCTTCGTTGGGATGTTGAAAGTTCTCCGTCCCAAAATACAACAACCTTGTTGAAGTTTTCTTCGTTTATAAACCTACGTAATGTGTTAAGGAAATGCCAAATACCTCCTACGTGTTCAGTACCGTTAAAGTAATCTTTAACTCCGTGAAAACCAATTTTTAATAAATTATTCCCGTCTACTAATAGGGTTTTTGTCATTTCTGTAAACTTACAGGGTTCTTACTATTCTACTTCTTCTTTTTCTGCTTTTAGATCAAAGTCACCATCAACACCAATGATTTCTTTCCAATACTCAGCATAATCTTTTTTGTATTGTTCAATGGATGCCTTTTCTTCAGATGCTTCTTTACCTGGTAAAAACCCATGTGGTGTTACGATAATTTTACCATCCTCAAAACCGAGTCCGTTGATGTGGTTTTTCATTACAGATACTTTTGTCCTTGATGCAAACTTTACAGTTCTTTTGTCTTTTGTTGCTGTAATCTTTGTTGTCCCTGCGCCTTTTTGATTTCCAAACAAGAAAACTAAGGATGAGTTTAACCAAATAGCCTCTCCACCTTTTGCCTTGATCTTAGGTTGACCAAATGGATTATCAGGTAATTCTACCCAAGGCTGATTCACAATAATCAAAGTGTTTTCATATTTTGAATCCGCTTTTCGTGAACCTGATATTCTTTGGTTGATTCCCATACCAATCTTGTCGGCCAAAACACTTGCATTGTGTTGTTTACCTCCTTTACCTTCATAGGTCATCTTACAAGGAACAGAACCAACAGAATCCCACATAATACAAAGTGAATAATCTAAATCACCTTTTTCTTGTGCATCTAACAAATCATTAATGTAATCTGTAATTTGTTCAATGTAGTCAAAGTTATTATTAAATATATAAAATCCGTCCCACTCTAACTCTCCTGTTTCAGTATCAACAACTTCCTCACATTCAAATCCCATAAGTTTCGCGTGTTCAAAAGACCATTTTTGTTCAGTAATAATAAACACAGGAAGAATTCCTTTCTTTTGTGCATCAACCGCAGTTTTAATTAAAGCCGTGGTTTTACCTGTATCACTATGTCCTAAAAACATATTGATGTGCCCCATTGCAGGTCCAGGTAAACCAACCGCATCTAAAAAAGGTTCTCCTAAATCAAAAAACCTTTGTGGTTTATATTTTGCAGATGTGGAAAACTTTTTTTTTAATGAACTAAAATCATTTTTTTTAATTGCCATCTCATTCCACTTTTTGTTCATTCAAAACTTTTAACATGTCTTCTGTTACTTCAAACTTGTCCTCTCTTTTGACATTGTATTTGTATACTGTTTCCAACATTTCAAGTTTATCTTTTGCGTTTGTCATTTTTTCAACAAGCTTATCCATTTCCTCTAAATGTTGAGGATGTTCTCCAATACCGACAGAATTATTGAAGTAAATTAAAAGTGTTGCCTCCACTTCAGCCATTTCTGACCTATATTTCAAGGTCAGGGCTTCATACATTTTTTCTGATATCTTATTCATAATATTTTGAATTAAAAAGGTAATTCTTCTGATGGATCTTCATCCGCTTGTGGGTCAACAATATGTGTTTCTTCTTTTTGTGTTCCACCACCTAATGAGATTTCTGCTTCTTCACCGTAAACATATTTTTTAAGTTCAGAGTTCCACATAGGTGTCTCCCCAACTGCAACCGCCTCTAAATACTCGACAGGTTTTTTAGAATAAACATCTTTCCAAGTTAACTCATCTTGTAACCAACCTTCCATAATTTCTTTATCTGTGTGTAATGGTGCTGGATCGTCATACATAATTGTTTGAACAACTGTATACTCTTTACCTTGTGGTGTTTTTGCTTTAATAAGTTCAATAATAAGGTCTCTACCTTTTTCTGAAT